TGCTCAGTATCTCGTCAAGCCGGTCATCCAGCCCGCCAGCGTCTTCCAGGCCCAGCTTGCCAAGCACACGCTCGACCGTCTTACGGCGGCGCTGTGCTTCCGTGGCGTTGTCCACCGCCTTTTGGTTCACTTCATTGAAACGGCTTTCAGGAACTGCGCCTTCCACCTGCAAAACATATCCGCCGCCGTCTTGCTCTTTGTAAAAGGCTTGCGCCGCTTCGTCGATGCCTTCAAGGTTCTCCACCTGATACTTGAGTGTCATTTGCTTGCCTCATTCGCTGCCCAGAACGGCGGGCCACCCGCTGACGATTAGTCGCCAAACAACTCGCTAAACGTGGCGCTGTCCCTTTGGCGCAACTGGTCTAGCGTGTATTCCTGCCCGGATTGATCCACAAACCTATCCACTGTGTAATTGCCTTCGCGGAACAACTGCGCCCGCGTCGGGCCTAGAATATCGTCCTGCACACTTTCTGGCTGGTTTGTGAGCCAGTCGTTATATGTCGGGCGCGTTTCAACAGCCGCGCGGTTTCCTTGCGTCACCGGGATCATGGTGGATCGGCAATTGTGCGTAACGATATTATCTGTTAGGTAATACCCGTCCACAGTCTCAAGGTTGAAAACATGACCAGAAAAACTGACCCTGCGAAGATCGGCCAAGCCATCAAGCTCTACGTTGAAGGCGTTGCCCCCAAGCAGATATGCAGACAACTCAATATCTCCCGATCTGTTCTGTATCGCGCTTTGAATGCTAGAAATGTGCCTGCCATTGGAAAGCATGAGCGCGCCGCCGCTGTCGTCAACACTCAACAGGTTATTGACATGTTCGATGACGGGATTGGTGTATCTGGGATAGCTAGTCGCCTCGGAACGGGGCCGTCGGTTATAACCACGATACTGCTCGACAATTGCAGGATGCCGCGAAACCGATCCGAGCAACAAAAGGCGCGCATGGGACGCGCAACGCCAGATCAAATTGCGCACCTGACCAAAAAAGCGCACCAAGCCGCCACTGGTCGGAAAAGGTCTCACGCTGAAAAGATCAAAGCGGCTAACTCGCGTAATCGCATCATCTCTCCATATGAAATTCGAGTTGCGGAGGCCTTCCGAGATTTTGCTATTGAATTTGATGCCCAAAGCCCCATAGGCCCCTACAATTGCGACTTCACCATCGGCCCCGTCGCCGTGGAAATCTGGGGCGGAAATTGGCACTTTAGCGGAAAACACGCCGCCATGTGCGAGGAACGTTTCCGCTACATCGGAAATGCTGGGTTTGGTATTGTCGTCTTGTGCGTCAACAGAACTCATCGCCTCACCGACAACGCGACAAGCAATCTTGTGCGAGAAATCCAAATCGCCCGCCGCGACCCATCCTTTATCGGTAAGTACAGGATGATTTGGGGTGCAGGAAAGTTTGCGATTACCAGAAGTCTTGATGATAATGATTTCTCCATTGAACCACCGTTTACTAGCACCCGTGATGCTAGGACTGGCCGATATAAGACTGTCGCCCGTTAAGCAATTGATATGCGCGGGCGGTCTTGGCCCTTCGCCCACCAGGTAAATCTCGCCATCCCTAGCGCGGCAAATTGAGCTTGTGCGGTGATCCAGAACGGAAACCCATTGCTCCCCATTGATGCGCGGGTTTTGCTTGTAGGTGCGGGTTCTGGCGGCGTTAGACGTGTGCGCAACAGCGGTGCGAACCATCGCCTCGGCACCGCGCCTGGAAATGTCCATGACGCCTTGCCGTGACCGCGTACCGCGTATCTGGCGCGCAATTTCGATTGATCCTAGGCCATCAACATAGCCCTGCCGGATCGTTTGGCGCACCCTTGCCGCCGTGTTGGCAGGAAGCGCTGTCAGCCAATCGCGCAATAGCCTGCCCTGGAATGGCCGCGAATACATCGCTGACCACAAGTCAGCATCAGACGGAACGCCCATGTCAGCGACCAAGCCAGCGCGTGTGACAGCGTTCGCCGTCCATTCGGCTTCGTAAACTGCAAACTGTTCAAGCGCATCCGCAATGCGTGGGGTGATCTCGCCGTAGCCATCATTCACGATGCGGCGCACCTGAACTAGCAGCCGGTCCAATTCGCGCCGGGTCATGCTCTCAAGGTCGGATGCAGCAATATAGGTGAACAGATCATTTGACACGCCATTGACCAGCGCCACAATCTCGCGCACAACGCGCGCCTTGTATCGCTCTATGTAGATCGCATGTCGGACGTTCGCGCTATAGAACGTCATTACTCAAGACCCGTGCTATCCTGTTCGATCAATTCGGCGTCATCATCAGCATCGAAGTTTTCCGCCAAGATGCCGCGCCGCATTGCTTCTGCAACATATGCCTCGCGGCTGATAGCGCCGCTGTTATACATGTCCCGCACGTCAGAGAAGGTCAGATGACCCATAACGCTAAAGTCCTTGTGGACCACAACCGACGTGTCAATGCCGCTAAGACCGCCCATGTCAGCCATCCAGCCAAGGGCGATTTCGAGCGCGTCCTTCAGGTTGTCAGCCCACGACCGCAGGCGCGAAGTTGACTTGTTCTCGTCAATTGCATCGCCTGTCGCGGTGCTGACGCCTGTGCGCGACATGATTAGCTGCAAGCCCATCCATTGCATTTGCTTCTCAAGGTCGCGCAGTTCGTCGCTGCCCTTCTCGATGCCGCTGCCGGTGATCTCTGCCCACTCAAGAGCCGCCATTTCGTTATTGCTGTGGAAGGCATAGCCAGCGGAGTTGACCACCGCGCCACCATCGACCTCGATGCCTTTCAACAAAAGCAGCGGCGACAGAGCTTTGTGTAGGCAATTGCTTTTGTCCGACTGCACCCGCCAATGTGCAAGGTTCAATTCGGCAATGTCTGCCAGCGGCGGATCGGCCCGCATGAACCCGGTTCGGCCCGTGTAGACCGGAACCACTTGGATTTGGTCCATGTCAGTCGCGTATTCTTCGACCTGGATAAACTCGTGATCTGACTTGTCACGCTTTTGATAGAGCCTGACCACGACGCGCCCATTCTCAAGGAACAGCGCCCGCACCTGTTCAATGGTTTCGTCGGAAAACTCACCGCGATCCGGCTTGGCGACTTGTTCCATGATGCGGAATTGCGTCAGAACCGGCGCGTTGGCAATGTTATCCCACTTCCATCCGAGAACGGACGCAATAGGCAGTTGAACCATGTAGGGCCGAAGGTTCAGCGCCTGCGCCTGACCGCGCGTCACACCGCCAGGGCGGGGCGGGGCGTCCACCATGATAAACGAAATGCCCGCTTCAATAGCCGCCTTGAATGCGTCGTCTGCAAAGTTGGACAGGTCGCGGCCTTCAAGGTCCACATTCTGGCACCACTCAAAAAGCTGGCCTTCCTGGTCCTCAAGAACAACTGGCTTTTCAAAGATGCGGCCCGCCATGTCATCGCGGGCCTTCTTGACGCCATTAAATAGCCATGTGCTTGCAACGCGGGCGCTGTAGTCCTCGTCGTTTTCCATAGCGAATTTCGGCAGGTAGCGGGTGCGCAGCTTGCGCATATGCTCACCACCCTCCACCACGTCACGGATTGGCGCGGATGCCTCAAGCATCGCTTGCACTTCGGCGCTCACCTCATGGACTTTTGTCATAGATCAATGCTGCCCTTCGCCACATACTTTGCAAAGTCATATCACAAATTTGCTAACCTGCAAACTAGATGCGAATTTGCACCTTGCCGCCAGCCTGTGCCTTGATGATCGGCGCAAGGGCATAGCGCAAAGCGTCTGGCGCGTGATTGTTGGCGTCCAAAAGATCGGGCAGAATGTCGCCGGTGTTTCGGTCTATCTTGTGCGAATACAGGCGGAAGTCGCGCGCCGTGTTTGGGCAATCAGGGTGAATGACAATGCACTTAAACCCGCGAAGAAATCTGACGCCCTCCTCAACACTGTTTGGCCACTTCTTGACCGGTTCAATCCGGGGCAACCCGTTGCGCGATAGGTAGCTGATCGTTTTCGGCTCTGCACTGTCTGCCCTTGCCGCATACTCTGCAAAGCGCGGAATGCGGTCTGTGATAAAGCCTGCCGTTGCGTCAATCTCAATCTTTGCGCTATATGCCTCGCGCCTGATCCATACCTGGTCATCATGTATCCAGCATTGAAGCGCGGCCAACGGGTCAGGCCGGAAGCCGAAGTCAATGCCTTGATATGGTCCCTGCCAATCCGCAAGCGGTTCAAATTCCTCAACACGGTGCTTCCCTGCGAAAACCTGCGCCTCTGTCATGGTCAGAAACGCGCCTTCCCAAACATGATCGTATGTGTCGGGATTGTATTTCTGATCGTAAAGCCGTTCTTCCTCAAGCCCGCTTTCAGTCCACCACGGGTTATCCCGCCAGTTGATATCGGTCACGATACAGCGAGGCGGGTTGTTGACGATAAACCGCCTATGAGTTGCGCTGTCCGGGCTTTCCGGGTTGTAGCTGATCCAGTTTTCCAGATCGTCACCGCCGCGAATGGTCGGGATTAGCTTGCGCCATGCCGTCTCGCTGACGCTTTCCGCTTCGTCCGTCCAGTTTAGCAGGATACGGGCCTTGGATTTAATGCCATCCAAGTTGTGCCTGAGACCTGCGAAGGCAAAAGACACACGCCGGTTTTTGGTCCTGACGTACTTTTCGCCAATCTCGTAATAAGCATCAAGCCACGGCTCAGAACGGATTGCGCCTTTGATTTCCTCAAGGCTGCTTTCGTCCAGGCTGTTTAGGTGTTCACGGCTTGCAAGAATGATGCCTTCTCGACCAGCTTCCGCAAATTTGTAGCCGTATATTACGGCCATCTTGGCAAGCGCTTTTGTCTTGGCCGAACCACGACCGCCGCGAAATACCCTATGCTTGGCAGGCTGCGAAAAGTTTGCCGCAATCTTTGGCGGCAGTTCAATCCTGACTGTTGTCATTCGGAACAGGCTTGGCGATCAACTCGATTGTGGTTGGCTTGGGAGACATGCTGCCATCGCTGGACGTTAGATCAAACTCCTGCTTTTCACGCCAGCCAGCCCGTGTCTTCATCCAGAAGATCATTGCCGCAGTATCACCGCCCTTGGCCTTGTTGAACAGCGCACCGCCAATGGTAGCGTTCGCCTTGGCGCTGGCTAGGTCCAATTCATCCCGGTAATACTTGCGCAGCGTCTTTGGGTCGATACCCAACACTCTGGCTATGTCTTCTTGTGGCGTGCCGATGGTCGCATGAAGCTGGACAAGTTGCTTTTTTTCTGCTGTCGGTTCATGTGGCGGCTTGGTGAGCTTAGGCATTGAACAGCCTCCGAACGGCATAGCTGCGGACGACCGACGCGGTCGTGTAGATCGCCGTGATGCCCCAAGCGTCAGGCGCGGT